TGACGGTGACCAAGGGGGTAGACCCCGAAGTGTACACCAGACTGACCCGGGAACAGTACCGTTCCATTAACGAATATATGGAAGCTTCCATGACCGCAACATGGTTCAGCGGGGAGCCGAGACCCAACGAACGAAAGACCGCAGGAAAGCCCCGGCCCAAACGACCGCCCCGGAAAAGCGGGACCGAGACCACGGCCGAGGTGCTGTACTGCCAGATGTTCAGCTTTGGCATTCCGAAAGAGTGCGAGAAGTGGCATTTGAACCGATTATTGACCCTGATCCGGGTATGCCAGGAGAGCCAGGCACCGGCGAAGAAGATGAGTAAGGGTGACCGGATGGCCCAGCAGCGGATGCTGAACGAGCAGAGAAAGGCCAGGCTGAAGACGAGAGGGTAAGATGCCAAAAGTAATTGTCTTTCGCCAGAAGGGCGACTGGAAGAAGAGCCGGAAATTTTTGAAGCGATGCTCGAACCTGAACCTGGATGAGCTGCTTGACCGATACGGACAGGAGGGCGTGGAGGCCCTTGCGAAGGCGACCCCGAAGGACACAGGAAAGACGGCGGCAAACTGGAGCTACACGGTGACCAAGGGAAAAGAGAGCATCACCATTACATGGAGAAACTCCAACATCGTGGACGGTGTGCCCATTGCGGTGATCCTGCAATACGGACACGGCACACGAAACGGAGGATACGTAGAGGGCGTGGATTACATCAACCCTGCGATGCGGCCCATTTTTGAGCGGATCGCAGCACGGGCATGGGGCGAGGTGAGGACAGAATGAGCCAGGAAGTAGACAGCCGCGTTGTTGAAATGCGGTTTGACAACGCAAATTTTGAGAAAAATACCAAACAGACAATCTCGACCATTGACCGGCTGATGGAGAAGCTCCAGTTCAAGGGAGCGGAAAAAGGCTTTGAGAAGCTGGACGCAGCCGCGGAGAACGTGGACTTTGCCACCATGCAGACGAGCCTTGACCGGCTGGAATCCAAGTTCTCGAGCCTGAACATCGTGGCCACCACGGCGCTGGTGAACATCACCAACAAATTTGTGGACGCGGGCGAGAAACTGGTCAAGAGCCTGTCCATCGATCAGGTGGCCAGCGGCTGGGACAAGTACACCGAAAAGACCTCCAACGTTCAGACCATCATGAACGCCACGGGCAAGAGCATCGATCAGGTGAACGGTTACCTGAACAAGCTGATGTGGTACTCCGACGAGACCAGCTACAGCTTCAGCGAGATGACCAGCGCTCTTTCCCAGATGACGGCTGCGGGCGGCAACATCGACAAGATGATCCCCATGATCATGGGCATTGCCAACGCCACCGCAGACGCGGGCAAGACGGGCTTTGCGTTCCAGAGCACCATCCGGAACCTGACCCAGAGCTACAGCGCCGGACATTTGCAGCTTCAGGACTGGAAGAGCCTGAACCTGATGGGTACGGCCACCAAGGCCCTGAAGCAGGAGCTCATTGACACAGCGGTGGAGCTGGGCACCCTGAAAAAGGGTGAAGTGACCATTGGCACCTTTGAGAGCTCCCTTTCCAAAAAGTGGGCCAACACGAAGGTCATGGAAAAGACCTTTGAGAAGTACGCCTCCATGATGGAAGCGGCCTACGAGATGACCCAGAAGAACAAGGGCATGACCAGCTCCGAGGCCCTTGAGAAGCTGAGTGGTCAATACGGCGAGCTGGCAGAGCGTGCGGCACTGGCGGCCCAGCAGGCAACCAGCTTTGGGCAGGCCATTGATTCCACCAAGGACGCGGTCAGCTCAAAATGGATGGCCGTCTTCGAGACCTTCTTTGGCAACAAGGAAGAGGCCACCGAGACCTGGACAGAGCTTTCGGATCGGCTGTACGACATTTTCGTGCCGTCCATCGACGGGCTGAACGAACGGCTGAAGGACGGACTGAACAGCGGATGGGCACAGCTGCAAGGCAGACTGGGGGATCAGGCGGATGCCTACAGCTACACCCTCCAGCAGGTGGCACTGGCCAGCGGTGCTGTGACCGAGGAACAAATCACCAAAGCGGGCAGTTTTACCAAGGCATTGCAGCAGAACGGCGTGAGTGCCCAGCTGCTGAAAGCAAGCCTTGACGAAGCACAGACCAGTGCCGAAAAGCTGCTGACCCTGAGCGACAAGGAGATGGCCGCAAAGCACTATGACCGGGAGACCATCCAGCGGGATGCAGAAGCCTTTGCGAAGCTGAACGCCGAGATTCAAAATGGAACCCTGGATCTGGACGAGTATGCCCAGAAGATCGGCGAGCTTTCCGGCAGAGAGCATCTGGTGCAGAGCTTCTGGAACATCATGGATGCCATTGGCAAAGTGGTGGCCCCTGTGAAGGAGGCGTTCAGTGAGATCTTCCCGCCCGCAGACGGAGAGCGCATTTACAGCTTTGCCG